AGCACCGCCTGCTCCACCAGTACCAAAATTACCAGAATTACCAGACGCTCCAGGGTTACCAGCATTACCACCAGCACCGCCTGCTCCACCAGTACCAAATGTTCCGGCGTTGCCTGATGCTCCTGGATTGCCGGCATTACCACCAGCACCGCCTGCCCCACCAGTACCGTTATTGCCAGGATTACCAGGATTGCCAGGATTGCCAGGCGAACCTTTTCCGGCAACAGAGACATCTTCTACACCAAATGGAGACGTAAAGTTTCCAGTCGTGTTAAAAGTTACTGTGTCGCCAGGAACTATGGTTCTTCGCGTTAAGGTGGTTCTTGAAATGGGCAAGATTTACCCCTCGAAGGATTTTAATTCGGCCCAAGGAGCTGATAAAATATTTTCAATGCCGTGCACCAACACTTGTTGGGGATATCCCTCTGAGTATATTTTTTCATATACAACAAAAGGAAAGGTGGGGGATTCAATAGCATATTCTGTATTAGCAAAGTTAAGTTTTGCCCAATTTAGAATTTCATCCATGCCGCCCCAATAATGCATATGCTGATATTCAATACCATTTTCATTCAGATGTTCCATTGCTTGAACACCATTGGCAGCCGTGCTATCAAAAGCTGTGTATAGATAAAAATTGGAATTTTGTACATGTGTTGTCATATAATTTGCTCCTTAAGAAACGTTTGCTAATGCAAGAGTACCAAAATAACTAGTTCCCGCATCAACAGTGAAAAATGTTAATACATCAATTTGATTTGCTCCAGTTGATAACGGAGGAAGAAGGCCGTCAGTGTATTTTGCGCTAGTGAATGTTGCACTTCTGTTACCAGTAGAATCTTGACGTAGTACAATTGTTACAGGTTGAGAAAATGTTGCAGAAGGGGGATTAGTAAATGTAAACGTTACGTTTGCTCCCAATGTTATATCAAACAGATTGCCCTGACTAAGGTCGATATTACTATTAGTAGAAACGGTGCCCGGGTTGATTATTTTTTCTTTATATGCTTGTAATGTCTTGTTTGTGAGTGTTTGCGCACCGGTTAGTGTTACTGCATCTGATGTGGTAGCAATTGTTTGATTTGGCCACGTTCCGGTAACTGCAATGTTAGTACCAGCTACTATGCTGGGAGTAGTAACACCAGTACCACCATTGACTACAGCCAGGGTACCTGTCACACCAGTAGACAATGGAAGTCCTGTTGCATTAGTAAGCGTGGCAGACACCGGAGTGCCGAGCGCAGCATTGATTTCCAGTTTATCAGTATTGAGATTAGTTAAATTGGTATCCATCTCATTATTAGTGAGAGGAGTACCTTTAGCTGCTCTAGTTGTAATTGTTGACATCTAATGACTATCTCGTGTTTAATCTATTTAAAATCAAGTTCAAAGAATTCTTTATATCGTTTAATTCAGTTTTCAATGTATTTATATCATTCTCACATTGCGTTATAATATTCTTTTCTGCTCGATGTTTTTCACGCAATCTTTTATATTCAGACAAACCGCGTACATCAACAGATAAAATACCTTTAGAGTTAGTATCTTTGACTAATGTTGGTTCTCCTTCTACTTTAAAATATGCCATTTTACACCTGCAATGCGTATGCTCTTAAATTAGTGGACTTAGGTATTCTAGCACTGTTAGTACTCAAGTGTACAATTTTAATTGCGTATTCTTTATAACCAGTATATGTTATAGTTGATCTTGAAGCAATAGCTGTAGCACTTGAACCTCCACTGCCTGGAGTAGGTACAACTGTATAGGTTAGACCTGATGGTGTACCTGCGGTTGTAACAATTGCAACGCTTGATGTTGTTTGAAGAGTAAATCCAGTAACAGCACCAACCGAACCAGTAACAGAAGAGACTTTATAAGTAGTACCGGTAGCATAACCAGTAATTGTTCCAGTACCACCAAGAGTACCAGTAATTTTCAATGTATCATTAACTGCCAGGTTAGTCGCAGTGCAGGTGAACTGACCAGCAGTACCAGAAATTGCCACACCTGCAAGTGGTCCACCATATACTATTGTAACAGTAGGTACAAATGTATAGGTTAGACCTGTTGGTGTACCTGCGGTTGTAACAATTGCAACGCTTGATGTTGTTTGAAGAGTAAATCCAGTAACAGCACCAGCCGAACCAGTAACAGCAGAAACTTTATAAGAGGTTCCCGTTGAGTAACTGGTAATTGAGCCTGTACCACCAAGAGTACCAGTAATTGTCAATGTGTCGCCAATTGCCAGGTTAGCCGCAGTGCAGGTGAACTGACCAGCAGTACCAGAAATTGCAACCCCCGCAAGTGTTCCACCATATCCTCTACCAGGATTTAATATGTTTATAGCTGTTAATGCAGTACCTGTAAGAGTGGCGGTAGCTGTAGCACCATAACCACCAGCACCTGATATTGTAACAGTGGGTACAGTATTGAAACCAGAACCACCAGCAGTGACTGCAATGCTAGAAATTCTGCTAACATCATATTCAAATATATCTGTACCACTATTTAAACCAGAACCACTCGCTTTAGTGGGTATTTTATATGAATATTCGCCATATGCTTGTGATGCAGTATTGAAAGGACCATCTAATATTTCAAGTTCTTTCCAGAATATATCTTCTAAGAAATCACCATCGTCTGCTGCATTTTTAAATTTAGCGTATACTTTTACATCACCTTCTGTCGGTATTTTGTTATCTAAGTATACAATCAAATCTTCAGCATCTTGCCCTTCTGCTAAGACTACTTTTCTAGATATATATTTGCTCGTAGCTGATCCGCCAACTCTAACTTCTTCATTAAAAGAAGCAACACTATCAACACTATTAATTTCATTTTTAAATATAGCTAGAATCAATGTTTCAACATTGACCATAGGACTTAAATTATTAACTGTAGTATTTAAAACGAATTCAATTGTTGCAGATTTTTTGTGAGGATCACCGGCGGCAAATGTTGCTATTTCATTTGAATAACTCAGTATGGTTTTTTCAGCACTTAATTCTACAGTAGTATTCGCTATTGTAGTTTCCGTAGTTGGAACAATTGTTCCTACACCGGTGTTTGCCAATGCAATTTTAGGTGTGATTTTACCTAAGTTAGCATGGTTCTCAGACTTAGCTTTAAGTACGTAAGCATCAACTACGCGATCATTGATACTTGAAATTGTAGCTGTTCTAGTACCGTCACCAACAAGAGTTCGTGCCAAGTTAGGAGCAGCGTTACTAGTGCTGAAATTACCATTTACAAGAAGCGCAGTTGTAGAACTATACTTAGTGCTGTTTCTAATAATTTTAGCTCTGTTCAAAACAGCAGTTACCGTAGCACCAGAACCTCCACCGCCCGTTAGTGTAACAGTTGGATTTGAAAGATATCCTGTGCCTGGGTTAGTGAGTGTAATACCAGTAACTACACCGTCTGTAAGAATAGCAGTAGCAGCAGCACCTGATCCTCCTCCACCACCTGAGAATTGAACATTAGGGGCGCTAGTATAACCAGTTCCACCGTTAGTGATAGTGAAAGTAAAATTATGAATAAAACTACCCATAGTAAATTCAGTGCCAGAACTAAAGTTGGAAAATTCTAACCAATCCACATTTTCATTTTTAAGTGTTACAATATAATCTCTGTTTGTTCTAAAATTACAGCGATTAATTCTAAACATCATGTCTTCTGATTGATGTGCAGTCCAAGTTCTGTTATTAGCAGATGTAAACAATATACCAGTGTGAGCTTGTTTGCTAATAGTTTTAGAAGTACCAAACTGAGATGCTCCTAATTCAGCAATCCAAACTTCATAATTAGGATCATCTGCATCTGGAATTGGAACAATACAATATTCCTTTCCTGCTTCTAAGTACACTGGAATTGGGAACTGAAATTTAGTTCCTTTGAACTCTGTAGAAGAACCAGTGGTTACTGATACACTACAATCGCTTCTAAACTTGTGTACTGAACCACCGGGAATAACTGTGGGGCCTGGGTATCCATTAATAACTTCTCTGAGTTCTAATGTGATTCCGTTATTATCACCTTCTCTTGAAACACTCTTAAAGAATAAGTCCACAGAAGAAACATACATTCCACCTGAAATATTATCTACTGTAAATGTCTGTGCCATTGGATCGCCAAATCCACAAAATCCACCGTACATTCCAGGCTGGTAATAATAATTGTATTCTGCCAGGGCGGCATCATCAGCAAAAAAACTAAAATCATAATCAAACGATATGTTAGTATTAATTGGTTCGACTGTTATTGCAGTATCACCTGTAATTGTAAAGTTTTCACTCGGTAATGATACTACAGGATAACTTTCTGCATTATCTCCATGATAGTAGTCATTATATGAATCTGTAATCGTTATTGTTGGATTTATGTTAGTATCTGTAATGACAACAGAGTCTAACGTTGCAAGGGGGTCTATTTGCAGTGGAAAACAAGACACGGTTTCAATAGTTTCAGTATTAGTTGTGACTGGTTCCACAAAAGTAGTTTGATAAGTTGTTTGTATAGCAATCGGTGTTGTATAAGTTTTAAGATCACCAAAAGTAGTTGACTCTCTTGTAACAACAGGTCCCTGAATAAATTTATTAGCAGGTTGAGGCGCTCTAACTCGGTCATATTGTTGCTGTAATTGATTAATAGTACCGCCTGAATAAAATATAGCAGAAGCAGCAGAATTAGTTCCGTAACTAGAAGTGCCAGTTATTAAAATATCTATTGGACCAGTTTTAAATTCACCTGAGCCTATACTAACACTACCAGATGCGCTACCTTGTGAATCAGTTGTAAATGTTGTTTTTAAAATACCACCCATCGTGACAGTGTGTTCTGCGTTCGGAGCAAGACCAGTAACATATCCAGTTATAACAATAGGTCTAGCATAAGCAACTATTGTTGTATTAATGGTTTTTTCACCAACACTTTCGATTCTATCTTCTGGCAATGATCCAGAATATGAAGAAATGCCAGTTTCAAAACCCCTTTCAGTGGTAGAAGTTATTGTTTGTTGATATGATGTATATTCAGTAAATGTAGTATAAAAACTTCCCCCTTCATAATATTCAGTTTGCCCATCGAAGGTCACCCCGACTTGAGGAGAACCGACATCAATTACTTCTGTTTTAATATCAATATCAACTTGTGTCCAACCATTCCACGTAACGTTCCAGGCATCATTATAAGCAAATTGGTCATATGAACCTGTTTTATTGTTGTATGTAGGTTCTACATATTCAGTGTCATGCCAACGATCTTCTGATGGCGTAATAATGAGAGTGCCTGCAAATGATTGTGGAATAAAAACTGGTATACATGCTTGTTCGCTAGCACTCCACACTGTACCAGCACCGCATGTAGGAGGTATGGCAGCAGTTTCGGCAGTATTCAACACATATGGAGTGTTAGGAATAGGAACACCTGAAACTGTTGTTGATGTATCATTAATAGTTACTAAAGTAGATCGCCCAGGTGACCCTACGCTACCAGAAGTCCAATTTCCAAGACTATCTTGATCAGCCAATGTAAAGTATAAAATTTCTGAAAGTTCAGTAAGTGCATCATTTGCAATAAAAAATGTAACTTCAGCAGTACCACCACTAGATAATGTGAGTGTGCCTGTGAGTGGAGCTGAACCTGCATCTAGGTCTCCTGCACCTATACCTGTTACAGTGTATCCTACTGTAGTTCCTGGTAATGCATTTGTTGTTACAACTGTAATTGTTACACTACCACCCTCATCAACCGCAGAATCACTTCTAACTAAAAGATATAGTGGCTTAGGAAGTGGTGGCGAAATTTCTTCCGCAATAGGTGTTGCTGGTGGTAGCACCGGTAATGCAGGAGTTGCAGCCGGTGGATCAGGAATTACGACTGGATCTAATATTTCTGGTTCTCCTGTTGCAGCAATAAAAACAGGTGCTTCAGGAGTTACATTGTTGTACACTAATATATTAGATTCATAAGAAGCACTGGTTGAATTTTCAGGTGCTGAAGAAGTAGTCGCTGAAGGTACAATAACAGTTTCTGAAGGAGTATTCGGTGAAATATTAGCATATAGTAATTCAATTACTATAGGACTTGCTTTGCTTGCTTGCAATTGTTCTGTGTATACTACTTCTGTATAAGGAACGTGAAATACAGAGGTTGATTGTGCAGCGCCTGGTTGTTGACCTGTACTGATTGCTCTAAAATCAACAGTATCATCCGAAAAATATGCTCGTAATTCTTGTTTTGCATTATCAATAGAACACTTGAAGTCAGGATGACTAACTGCTGCCACACCATGGCCTCTAAATGGATCTACTAATAATCCATTTTTAAATCTATCAACACCGTTTGAATCTAAAATTTTATAATCTTTAGCTTCTTTTTCTAGCAGTGAAAGTGAAGTATAGTATTCTAGGTTTTTAATTCTTTTCTCTAATGCACTAATATCTCTCATTGTATATCTTGAATTTTCAACTTGAGATACTTTAATAGCCAGGTCAGGTCTATTATAAATTTTAGCAGCACTTGCAGCCAAAGAAGGATACGGGGGCATTATGAAAGTAGCCAAAGTCATCTGATTACCTTCAGGTGAGGGTATGTCTACTCTTTCATTTTGCGGTCCAAGTACAACTCTAAATTCACCTGTGTTATCAAGAACAACGCGGGCACCTTGTGCTAAGTAATATTGCAAATCAGTTGTAAATTCTTGAACAGGTACTGGGTTAGTCAAACCATTTGAAGGTCTTGCTATGATAGAATCAAGACTAGGGTTTACAGTAGCAGAACCAGCGGTATCAGCACCTACAGCAGTATCTGTTACATATGGTCTAAAATCTATGCAATTTCTTAAATCAAATACACCACGAGTAGGTGATATGTAAAGTGGTATTTCTTCTGTTTTTATGCCAGTATTACCAGTGTCATCCACTGGATATGAATTTACACATGCAAAACTGGGACCACTTACAGTTCTAGTAAATTTATCATACTTGACTTGAATATATCTTTTAGTTGTAAGATTAAGAGTGCTAGATGCTTTTAATTTGATAGAAGCCAAACCGTAAAAATTATCTGTTTGACCGTTATCAACTCTGAATTGATCTGTGACATCTTCAGCACCAGTTGTATAATCAGCATTAGTAGTTGCTGTAATTTGAACTACTCTGAATAAATCGGATACGCCTAAAGTATAATCTCCACTAGTTGATAATGGATGCATGCCAGTATCAATTCTAACATACCGATCTACTACTAAAGATTTTGCAATTGGTGTAGTGTTTGATACTTTAACTGTAACATAAACTTTAACTTTTCTGTCCGAACCAGTTATATTAGGAACGTCAATTTCTATTGACGTAGCACTAGTTTGTTCAACAGTCGCAGTAAATGCTCCACTACTAAGAATATCAATGTATTGACCAGCAACTATTGAAGTAGCACCGATATCAAAACTATCTCTAGCTACCATTTGAATATTGGCAGCTCTTGCAGTATCTGATACTGAACCATTACCGAATGTAAAAGATTCATTTCCAGTTAACTGGAGTGGTAGGTTTCCCGATGCGTCCAATGAAACATCAAATTCTTTTGTATATTGAAAATTATAACCGTATGCATTATCAACTGCTCGTAATGTTTTAATAGCAATTTTTGGTAAACGCCACAAAAATTTATTATATTCTTCTTCATTTAAAACAGCATTGCCATCAACTAATACAATATCAGCAATACCATATGCTAGTGTTGCATCGTAATATATTGATCTAACATCTTTGAAATCACCAGATTCCATTTTGATATCATATAAATACATTCTATATTGAGCGGCTGCCGTTCCAGCAGTGCCAGAATCTAATACAAAATGGCGAAGTTTAGCAGTACCAATTCTATTACCAAAAACAGAAGAAACAGTGTACGTCAATCCAGTCAGTGTACCTGCTGTTGTTGCAATAGCTGCACCAGCAACCGTAGTTAAAGTAAACCCAGTTACTGATGGTGCAGTGCCAGTTTTAGCAGAGACTTTATAAACAGTACCGGTTGTGTAACCAGTAATTGTTCCAGTGCCGCCTAATGTACCAGTAATCGTTATCAAATCACCAACAACAATATTAGAATTACCACAAGTAAATTGACCAGCAGTTCCACCGATTGCAACAGGTGCAGTTAATGCAGGAAGTGTTGAAAAAACACCATTTGTTATAGAGTCTCTTGCGTTATCATACAAAATTACTGGTTCGCCGCCATCAACATCCCAAGCACCACAAAATTCATTTACGTTAACATAATTCCCGTATGATGTAGTTAGTGTTGAGTCTTCTATTGTATTGAAACTGCTTGGTTTATCTATTGCAATAAGTTGTGGTGATTTTAATTCTCGTAAATATCCACCAACATTTGCTTTACCTGATTCTATAAAAACAGCAAGTTTAGTAGCTAAACCCCCATTTGCATCACCACTTTCATCATTAGTGAATACTCCTTTATTGACACCATCATTCAAATGTTCTTTGACAGATACTAATAATCCATTAACAACATAATTACCATTTGCCTCATAGGCTCTTTTTGCTATTTGATCGCCTAATTGATTTAGAGGATCAGATAAAACTCTAGAGCGAATAATATTACCATATTCAAATTCAGCATATTGATAAAAATCGTCTGAAGTTGCTACATTAACTAAATAAGACTCAAGAGTTACTGTCAACTTATATCTATCCGCGCCTGGCGCAGCAAAATTAAATGATCCAGTTGCAGGATCAGTTAGCGTATTGTCATCTGAAGAACCGACAATAGATTCAGTTACAACAAAACCAATTTTAGCCCTAACTGAATTATTGAAAGGACTAACATAAGTTGAAAGAGCATCTGTTTTTAAAAATTGACCCTTAGCATATATAATACCAGGAGACAATTGAATTTTAGTAGTTACTCCAAAAAACCTGTTGCCTAATGTTGATCCTGATGTGTCGTTAACAACAAATGTTTTTCCACGATAATTGCCATTGGATGTAATTGTTAATACTTCACCTGAAGAAAAATGTCTGTCAGTACCTCCCCCAAAACTTGTGTAGACGAGATATAGTGTTTTAAAATCAGGTGCGCCTGCTTCAGAACCCTGCCTTACATCTACAATTTTAGCTTTGAGACCAGGTAGGCCTCCTATATCTTCTCCTGTAACTTCTTCACCTATAAAATTTACCAGTTGTGAATTAATTAAAGCTACACTGCTATTATCTACATCATTAATTTTAATGTAATCGACAACGCTGATGCTTTCTTCACATCCAGAAATAATTGCACCCTCTTTGAGAGTGTAACTTCCTATACTAGAAATTTGATTTTGGAGAATTGTTTGTAATTGCGTCAATTCTCTAGCTTGAACTGCAACTCCAGGTTTGAATAAAATTCGGTTATAATTTTTATTAACATCAAAATCATCAAAATAGGGTGCAGTATTTAAATTAAGAGCCATTTATTTTTCCTAAAAAGTTACAATTGCTTTTATAGTCTCAGCTTGGTTTTCATTTCTATTAACCGCTGCTCGATTTTCAATATAAACAATTTCACCAGAACTAACATTGAATTCAGGGGGTGTCAGACTATTTATACTTAATCCTGAAGTGTTGTTCGTTTCATTTGTCAATGTACTACTTGAGGTTATATCACCCCTAATTCTTTGTAGATGTATTTTATAAGATGAAACATCATTAATTATTTGTGTTACTCTAAACTTGCCTTGAACAGCATCGTCTGTGAGAATAATATTATCAACTGCATAATTACCAGCAGCACCAGTAGCCACATCTACTATAAAAGAAGCATTGCCTGTTGTGTCAGTAAAGTGTGCTGTCTTAGGATAATTTTTTAAATTTTTAACGAGACCAATCTGTCTAAAATCATTTCCTAATGTTAAATCTTCATTGTCCCTATCGAATAAAGTAGATACAATTCCTATTTTATTAGCATACAATTCTCGAATGGGATTCGAACCATGCCCTTCAATTGGTGCAATAACAGCTCTAGCAACGGCATTTGTACCAGTGGTTGATGAAAAAGTAATATCAGCAAAAGTGTATCCAGATCCTTCATTAGTAACAATAATGTTTGTGATTTCTCCATCAACTACTGTGGCAGTAGCTGTTGCACCTGAACCATCACCAGTTATAACAACAGTAACGGCTCCACTAATATAGTCTACGCCACCATCAGATATAACAATTCTTCCTATTGTACCACCGGTTGAGGTGCTTTCTACTGCTGACTGAAGTGAAGGTAGTGCATCTGCTAAACCTAATGTTACTGATGCTTCCGCTCCCGTACCACCGCCTCCAGTAAAAATTACAGTTGCAAAAGAATAACCAGAACCTGCCGCCGTTACAGTTATAGAATTTACTACACCTGTTCCAGCATTTATAGTACATGAGGCACTTGCACCAATGCCATCACCTAGAATAGTAACTTGAGGGGCTGATGTATACCCTGAACCACCTGAAGTGATTGTTAGTGCATCAATTATACCGTTAACATCAAACGTTGGATTTCCTGTTAATTTTCTTACAGGAATATAATAAGAATCTAAAAATTTAGTTCGATCTGCTGGAGATATTTGAAACAAAAATTTCCAAATATACCCATCTTGACCAGCTCCGTCATGTTCAATCTTTGTTGGTCCTGTTCCTTCAGGTTTAGTAATACTTTGAGCACCATTGTTATTATCTAAACATTTATACACATTAAAATCATTAGTTATAACATAAAAATTAGCATCTGCTAAATTATCTTCCCCAGACTCGGCTAAATTATCTTCAGAATAGCTATCATCATAAGGATCATATACTGTTCCAGACGTCCATTCTATTTTTCTAGCTAAGTGACATATGTTAGCAGAAGTAATTTTTTGAACAAACATAATATTTCGTCTAAACTCATTTAGATAATAGTTAGAGTCAATAGGTTCTTCTGGAAGTTGTTCATCATCCCATTGAGTTGTTTTGCCAATTGCAAAATATACAAAATCTCTTTCGTTTAGAATATCTCTATGAAAAGACCTAGCTAATTCTACTCGTCCTGATCTTGTTAGTAACAGTGCCACGTTATTTTCCTATTAAGAAATAGTGATGGTCCAAGTGATGGTCATGGTATCATTCGCGCCTTTGTTAATTACTGCAAAAACTGTTCGGCAAAGCATTGTGCCAGATGTAGAAGCATTAAAAATGCCCGCTTCAGTTAACGCACCAGTTCCTACTCCAACTCCGAATGTTGCAACATATGCGATTTGGTTGGTTGTAACTGTAGTTGATGTTAATGATACGCGGGCTTGTTGAGTTCCTAGAGCAGTGTTACCACCAGCAGTTGCTGTATTATCCGTACCCACTGCCATATGAGACATTGCAGTTGGGGGAGTATCTTTCATACGAGAGGCAATATAAGCAAGACCAGTATTCACTACCAGGTTAGGAATAGTAAAATTTTCTTTTTTATTTCCATTTTCATCATAAATTACTACATCAACACTTCCTGTAACTTTTAATTCATCAGTATTAATCATTTTTTTCTCCAATAAGTTTATGTTATGTTTGTAACTTCACCAACATAATCTTCTGAAAAATATGTTGGGTCGATATAACTAAGTAATGTTATGACACCGGAGTCTGAAGCAGTTGCTGAATCTTCAAAACTTCTTGTCCAAGTTGTTTCTATTGCATCTGTATCGTTTATTGCAACAGTTGAATCTTCAAAACTTCTTGTCCAAGTTGTTTCTATTGCAACTGTATCGTTTATTGCAACAGTTGAATCTTCAAAACTTCTTGTCCAAGTTGTTTCTATTACTACAATATCATCTATTGCAGTTGTTGAATCTGCAATACTTCTTGCTGTTTCTATTACTGCGATATCATCTATTTCAGTTGTTGAATCTTCAAAACTTCTTGTCCAAGTTGTTTCTATTACTACAATATCATCTGTTGAAGGATTTGTTCCAAATCCAAATGGATCTGTAAATGTTCTATTCCAACTCATATTTATACTAGCAGCATCACTAGTTATGGAAGAATCTAAAAGTGATTTTTCTACAGTTTTAAGAATAGCGACAATTCCCGTATATGCTTCAGGAAAATAATCCTCCGGACCATAGTCTTGAAAATCAATCTCAGCAGCACTAACAGAATCTGTAAAAAACGTTTCTATTGATATAGTGAAAGTATCTGAATTGGTAGTACTATCTGCTCGTGTAGTACTAAAACTTACTACTAGTGCATCACTGGCATCTGTCAAATCTTCTGTAATAAATTCATTAAGTTTCAACCCAGTGGTACTAAACTCAATTGAAATGTCTAAATCAGATATTAAAAATAGGTCACCAAATACTTCTTTTCCTGCTGGATGCATATGTTCTCTAAATACATCATTCCAGATATATTGAGGAAGCGAAGATTTTATTATATAAGAATAATTTTGAAATTTAAAATTGTCTTGTAAAATGTTTAAACTAGATGTTTTACCTCTATCATTTTTATATTTACCATCGTATAAAAACAAATAATCAGAACTCAACGTTATTTGTAAAGTTTCTCCGGTATCTGATGTAATAGTATCTGTCGTGGACGCTGAAGTATATCCAGATCCTGGTGCTAAAATAGTCCATGAAGTGGGAACATTATCCTCATCCACTTCTTTAACTGTAAAATAAGAAAGATCATTTTCAGTTTGAGCAAAACTAAATACATCACCTATTTTAAATCCCGCATCACTTTGTAACACAGCAGTCGCTGTAGCGCCTGATCCTGCACCTCCAGTAAAAGTAACTGTTGGTGCTGATGAATAACCTGATCCTTCATTGGAAACTGTAATACTGGTAACTTTTCCACGTACAGCAGTCGCTGTAGCACCAGAACCACCGCCGCCCGATATTGTAACAGTGGGGTTGCTAGTGTATCCAGAACCTTCATTCTTTACAGTGATATTGGTGACTGTTTCACGTACAGCAGTAGCAGCAGCACCAGAACCACCGCCGCCCGATATTGTAACAGTGGGGTTGCTAGTGTAACCAGAACCACCAGCAGTTACAGTGATACTAGTAACTACGTTACCTGTAAGAGTAGCTGTAGCTGTAGCACCAGAACCCCCACCGCCTGATATTGTAACAGTAAGTACAGATGTATAGGTTAGACCTGTCGGCGTACCTGCGGTTGTAACAATTGAAAAGCCTTCTGGTGTCTGAAGAGTAAATCCAGTAACAGCACTAACCGAACCAGTAATAGCGGAAACTCTATAAACAGTACCAGTGGTGTAACCAGTAATTGTACCTGTACCACCAAGAGTACCAGTAATTGTTAATCTGTCACCAATTGCCAAGGTAGTCGCAGTGCAGGTGAACTGACCAGCAGTACCAGAAATTGCCACACCTGCAAGGACAGTGGGTACAGTAGTATAACCAGAACCACCAGCAGTTACAGTAATACCAGTAACTGTTCCACGTACAGCAGTCGCTCTAGCGCCAGTATCTACTCCCCCTGAAAATGCAACAGTAGGTACGCTGGTGTAACCAGAACCACCAGCAGTTACAGTGATACTAGTAACTACGTTACCTGTAAGAGTAGCTGTAGCTGTAGCACCCGAACCACCACCACCTGAGAATGCAACAGTAGGTGCGTTAGTGTAACCAGAACCTCCAGAAGTTACGGTAATACCAGTAATTTTTCCACGTACAGCAGTCGCTGTAGCACCAGAACCACCGCCGCCCGATATTGTAACAGTGGGGTTGCTAGTGTAACCAGAACCTTCATTTGTTACAGTGATACTAGTAACTATATTACCTGACTTCCTAGAACTAAGTGTGGCGATAGCTGTAGCACCCGAACCTCCACCCCCTGATATTGTAATAGTAGGTGCGCTGGTGTAACCAGAACCTACAGCCGTTAAAGTAATACCAGTAACTGTATTATCTGTACGAGTGGCAGTAGCTGTAGCAACCGAACCTATTGTAACGGTGGGATCACTAGTATAACCAGAACCCGCTGCCGTTACAGTAATACCAGTAACTTTTCCACGTTCAGCAGTAGCGGCAGCACCCGAACCACCACCACCTGAGAATGCAACAGTGGGGTTGCTAGTGTAACCAGAACCACCAGCAGTTACATCAACACTAGGTACTGAATAATTTGCATAACTGCCAGATATTACTGAAGTTAAACATCTAGTTATATATCCTTTTATATTTTGTTCTAAGTTTTCTGCATCTTTTAAAAGTATAACTGTTTCATAATACTTTTTTGTGTTTACAGTATACGTTAAACCAGTTAAACTACCTGCTGTTGTTACAATAGCAGTATCATCTGTAGCGGTTAAAGTGAAACTAGTCACAGCAGGTAAAGGTGCTACAGAAGTGGCTGTAGCACCAGAACCACCACCACCGGTTATTGTAATAGTAGGTGCGCTGGTGTAACCAGAACCCCCATTCGTCACATTGATACTAGTAACTATGTTACCTGTACGAGTAGCTGTAGCTGTAGCACCCGAACCACCACCACCTGAGAATGCAACAGTGGGGTTGCTAGTGTAACCAGAACCACCAGAAGTTACAGTAATCCTGGTAACTGATCCACTAATAGCAGAAACTTTATAAACATTGCCGCTAGTATAACCAGAAATTGTTCCAGTGCCGCCTAGTGTGCCAGTAATTTTTACTTGATCACCAACAGCAATAGCAGACTTACCACAAGTAAATTGACCAGCAGTACCACTAATTGCAACAGTTGAATTTATTGAGTGAGCATTAAATGCTATAGTAGTGGTTCCACTAACATAAGAAGAACCTCCACTGTTAATAATGAATCCAGTGACGCTACCATTTTCTACGATAGCTACAATATCCGCACCAACACCACTGCCAGTACTTGTTATAATTACATCTGGAGCAGCTAAATATCCAGAACCACCAGATGTTAAAGTTACTGCTGTAATTACACCGCTGACAATAGTTAAAGTAGCAGCAGCACCAGTTCCTGGACCGGGAATACTAGTCACATATCTCGGAAGTTCTAAGAATAGTTCGTACTTACTTGGGGTTGTATATGCAATTTTATTTGCTCTAACAACCGCAGTTGATATTCTCTTTGGTTCTGTAATTGCTCTACGATTAGGAATACTTCCAGTATATCCTATAGTTTCATAATATAGAATGTCTATTGCTTTAGCATATAAATTTGTAGGTCTGTGATCTTCATACCCTAACAAAACCTTGACGGAGCTGTCTTGTTGCCAAACACCATCAGACGCTCTCAAAATAAACTGAGTAGGATAAGATAATTCTATTTCTTCATCGTATAATAGTCTGAAAAATGCCTTAATTGATCTCTCACTGCCTTTAGACTCGTATAAACTTTTAATATTTTTATATAGTTTCTTCTTTTCTATTGCTAAAACCTGTGGAAAATCTTTAGCAAATTCTAGTGCTTTTTTATTTAATTCGGCATCATTTAAATCATCAATATCATAATATCTTTTGTTCAGTAAAAGATGACCAGGTTTATTTGTCTGGTCCATAAACTCATAATATTTTTCTAAAAAAGTTACAAAGTCAGGATAGTCTTCTCTGATAAATTCGGGTAAAGTATACTTGATACCTAAACTAGAAATTTCTTGATATTCTGTTGTGGGTAATGCAGCAAAAGACAATACTGCAACTAGTACTGCACCTGATCCACCACCACCTGTTACAGTTACTGTGGGTGATGTTGTGTAACCTGATCCTTCGTCTGTTATAGTTACTGTTTGTATGATACCATTAAATACAGAAGCAGTTGCAGTTGCACCAGTTCCACCTCCACCTGATATTGTGATTGTTGTGCCGGTGCCATATCCACTACCACCATGTGTGATAGTGATTGAAGAAACATATCTAGAATATTCAGGTATTCTACTGGACATTAAAACCCTTCTGCCTTAGGTATCATGTTTATTTGTAATCCTGTTCTTGCACCAGTTAATGTACTTTGTACTGTATCATCCAATGCTAAGACTGTATTTTTAGAAGGAGTTGGTATAACTGCTGCTGTAGATACTTGAGCAGTTCTTGTTAAAGTAGTTGTTAATATGTCATTAACATCATCATGAGGTCTAATACTTACACGAATAGCGGTTTCATTACCAAAAAGAGCAGACACTCTCATAGCAAGAATTGTAATTTTACCAGTTGAATAATCAATTGTTCCTATATCTCGAATTTTAGAACCAGAATCAGATTGTAAAAATACAGTACCAAATCCATTATACTCAGGTGAGACAACATCTGCATTAGGAACATCTTGTAATTTTACTTTATTTGTCGCGTCATTATTCGTATAATTAAACCAAGTGCTATGTAATTCTCTTGGTTGTACTCTGGAATTAAACGTAAAAGTATAATTTACATCTCTGTCAAAATCTAATATTTCTATTCTCTTTTGTAAAGACGGAATAATGTTTATTGAAATAATTGAATTAGAAACACCTTTAATAATGGTATGCAATGCAGAAAAATAAAAGTTTTTATTTAATATATTAAGCTCAGTGTTAAAAAATGTTGAAATTGCACTTGATACTGAAGAAGAAAGTTCTCCAGAAGTAAGTGATGTTGCATTAGCATTATAAACAACTCCTACTTTCAATGTAATAAATGTGTACTCTGGATCAACAAACTCAGGTAGAATTGCAATAGAACCTCTAGGATCAATAATATTACTTACAATATTATCTTTATCTTGCTGTGTTATAATTTGCCCAGGAATAGGGTCTAATGAAATAAAGACCTTACCATAAATGGGAGGATCATTACTTTCACCGCCCCACACTGAGCAAGACTGAATGTTTTCATTACTTGCTAATATTAAAGATTTGTAATCAGAGGCAGTTACTCCTCTTTCTCTAGCAGAATTATATTTAGGGGCGTTGATTTTAATGCTGTCTATACTTTCTTTATTTTGCCCGCCTGAGGCTGCAACGTTTCCACTATAAGCCTTAATTTCACCTCCACCTGTTAAAGTTGCTGAACAAGTAAAAGTTTTTGCTCCATTTGCAGTAACTCCATTTGTGTTTATATAATCTACAATAACAACATTACCAGCAGTTAATTGCTTACCTATTACATCATCACCAAATGTAATAGAATACAATCCTTCTATTGTTTCTTCAAGAAAATAAACTTTTGAAGATTCGTTTATGTCTAAAATACCAGTATGTAACACATATGTTTCAACGTTAAAATTTGATCCTGATGTTTGAACCCTAACTCTTAAAGTGGAAGTGTCTACATCTTTGTTCGGTATAATAACAGGGTCTAATTCTTTTTCAGCAGCAATTAGAAAACTATTTGATATTCTTTTGCCTTCTTTCAGTTTAAGATTAGAAAAAACAAATTTACCTGTACCTGAAACATCTTGTAAAGTAGCAGTGACTGCTTCTGAAGGAACAAAGGTATATGTAGTACCATTTAACGATGATGTAAAAACAGTGTCTCTGGATAAAGTATATGTGCTACTAGTATATGCACCAGAAGGTGTAATAGTAAAGTTTACTGTTCCAACAGGACATCTTCTAGAACGAGGAGTATATCCCAAAGTTTTAGCTAAGGATACCACAGATGTTCTCTTTATTGCTGAATCTAAAAATGATTCATTTGCTAACAAGTGTGCAAGAACTGCATTGTAGTGAGTGTTATATGCTAAGGTATCCAATAAAACAGACAACGCAGATCCTTCAAAATTATAATCTGAGAATTCTGCTTGAGATTGCATAAAGGTTTTTAAATTTTGTTTTATATTATCAAAATCTAATTCGGTTACATTTATTTGAGGCATTTTTTACCTTAGTCTCTGTAAGTTTACATTAAACTCTTGTGGTTGAGTAAATCCCCTAGCAAAATAATAGATAGAAACTTGATATAAATTTTTGTCATAGTCAGGGATAACCGCTATACTTTCAATCACAGCCCTTGGTTCATATGTTTCTATTAAATTTCTTATTACTTTAGACATAACTTCTGCTTGTAACCGAGTCATGTTTTCAAATAACATTCCTCGTAAATTTGCTCCCTTTTCTGGGGCAAATCGTCTTTCATAAAAATTAGTTAATATTAAAATTTTTAAAGATTGTGAAACAGCATTGACATCTATTTTTTTGCCAACGTCACCTGTAACTGGATTTAACGTAAATGCTAAATCCAAATCTTTGTAAAGTTTAGTTATCTGTTTAGTTAAAAGAGCCATGTATGTATTTATAACTCAGTGTATAATGATGGAGGCACGATATTAAGAAATCTTTCACCTGCTTCTCTTCTTCGGCGTTCTATGTCTACTGTCAAACTGGGTTTTGGCAATTCTGGTAATCGGTGACCTCTTATAATTGCAGCAGCATCTATTTCAGGAAAAGATGCTGGAGTGCCTCTCAAAATAATTTCAACACCATCCAATTCGTAATTAGGAATTATTTTACAAATATTTTCTAAATCAAAAGCAGCTGATCTTAAAAGATTTGGTAGATCATTTAAATCTATGTCGCCTAGATCAACTCCCTCCCACTTCGATTTTAAATTATTAAGTTCATTTTGCAATGCTTCACCTGCAAGTTTAGCGACAATTAATTTTTGAGCAAAAGAAATTATATCATTCTGCAAACTATCTGGAATTTTAGGGAAATCTATTTCAGGTATCATAGATTTCAAACTTGCTTTTACAGCACTGAGTTGAGCGAGTATTGTTGCCTTTAAACCGCCGACGGCACCATTTACAACACCATTGATAGCACTGTCTAATGCGGTATTAGCAGATTCTATTTTATCTGCTAATTTTAATAATCCTTCTGATGGTCCACAACTCATATTATTCTCCTATTATGGGATTGGGGTGCCAGTTTGTGGTGCAGCAGACCCACCAACGGTGTGCTTGTGTCCAGTTAATGTAATCTCTGGCGAACCTGCTTTAACTTGTACTGAAGCGTCTAATGTACCGGTAACATTAACATTTTGGTCTATGTTTGTAACACTAGCGGTTAAGGTTTGAGTCGATGAGGATTTAAGTAATTGTGTTGAACTAACAGATTCAATTTCTTGTTTACCATTAGATTTTATTATTAAATCTCCACCAGATCCTATATTAACATTTTCGCCTGATGCTATACTAATAGATTCAACAGCCAAAATATTATAAGTATCTGCAACTGAGGTAGTCATTTTGCCAGCGTGAGTTTCAGAAACATTGCCCCCAACTGTGGTTGTTTTAGTTCTACCAACAGAATGTGTTTGAGTTCCTGTTACTGTTTCAGAATCATCACCACTAATTCTAAGACCTCTACTACCATTTATTTGAGTATTTGAATCTGTTAATATTTCAGTTAAATCATTGCCACCAATTTTAGTAACTCGGTCTCCTCTTACTGTAGTAAATTGATTACCATCTACTTCAGTATATAAATCACCTTGTACATATAACTTAACATTACCGCCTATAGTAACATCACACGAACCTTGTATTGTAACTTTTTTATCACCTAAAGTAATTTCATATTCATCACCGACTATTTTAGTAATTTTTTTACCGTCAGATTGAATTTCAGAAAATGTACCTGAGTTATGATATTCATGTATTCTACCATTACCTGGTGTATCATCTACTTCAAATACATGCCCAGATTCTGTTTCAACTACTCGATTAAAAGGATACACTGACGTTTTACTAGTTTCAAAGGTAGGAATAGAACCAGGTTTTGTATATGTTCCTTGATCTGTAGATCCAAATCTAGGATGAGGTTCATCCCAAAATTCTCTTGTATATGTTGCAGACGGTTTATCTTCACCGACTGAAGGTACGCTAGGAGAAACTGCTCTGGGTATTTGTTTAGAAATGGTTTGTCTTTTTGATATTAAACTAGCATGTTTTTCAGCATCTTTGCCTCTTGCTAGTCTTGATATATCAGGTTCACCGAGTGCGTTATAACC